CGAAACCACGATGGAACTCATGGCCGCACAGCTTGACCCCAACGGCGAGCCTATCGGCGTAATGGGTAAACACCTTGTCGTGCCCCCGTCCCTTGAATTCACCGCCCGGTCAATCCTGACCAGCGCGAACAAGGCATGGATCAACGATCAGGTAGCCGCAGCGGTCCCGATGCCTACCACCAACGTGATCCCGCAGATGGGGTTACAGCTCCATGTTGACCCGTTCCTTCCGATCATCGACACGACCCACGGCACAACCGCATGGTATCTGTTCGCCGACCCGGCAGATGGCGCGGCCCTCGAATTCGCATACCTCCGTGGCTATGAGTCGCCTGAGGTTGTCATGAAGGCCAGCAACAAGGTCGCAACTGGCGGCGGCGGTCTTACCTCTCCGTTCTCCGGAGATTTCGAGACCGACAATGTAATGTACCGCGTCCGGCACGTCTTCGGTGGCGCACCGATGGACCCCCGGTTCACGTACCTCCAGAGCGGGGCCTAATCAATCCCTTTTTCGGGAGGGATTGATCGATGACTAACGCAAACACCAACGTGTACAAGGGCGTGACGGCAGTAACGGACGCCTGCGCGTTCATTGAGGCAACCGACGACACCAAGATCATCGCGGTAACGTCATTCACAGCAGCGAACACCCCGACCATTATCGTGGTCTACAAGACGTGAGGCGGGACCGTGGCATACTGCACCGCAGCCGACGTTAAAGTCTATGTCGGGACTACAGTTCTCGACGCCGACCTGACAGCAATGATAGCCGATGCAGACCGCGATATCCTTTCCTTCTTCACAAAGCAAGGCGTCGCCGTTGATAGTGATGCCGCAAAGACCGCCTCTATTCTCCTGACCCGCGCAGCCGTCGCCGAACGGTTCTATCTCACCGGTGAAAACCCCACGTCGTATTCATCGGGTGATTACACTCAAAGCGGAGCGGCGGACCAGCTCGCACTCTCAAAGAAACTGTCGGCGGACGCCCTCAAGATCCTTGATGAGTATATTGGGTTCGCTTCCGGTGCATCTTCCGGTGTGATCATTGTACCGAATGCCGACGACGTGTATCTGGAGATGAGATGATGAATCTCCCTACAAAAGCAATCCCGCATACCGCAACCCTGCGAGGGAGACGGCAGAACTTCACGCTCGGGTACGACACCGGCACCGCCGCGTTCAATGTCGGGGCAACCCTGACCGGCACCACTTCACACGCAACCGCTGTAATCGTGAGCACTGGTAGTATAGCATCTGGTAGTTTACAGGTGCATTCCATCACAGGTACGTTCGTCAACGATGAGGCGATCACCGATAATGGCACGGTGCCCGGGGCGGCGGTTGTTAACGGTGTTATCGCGGAGGCATTCGACGCCAACGAGCAGTTGGTTTACACCGACATCGACACCACGATCTCATGTCGGTTCTATTCGCAGAAGGATGCCGTGCAGCAATCCGGGCAGACGCTCTACATTGTCACTGCTCAGCGGGTAATGATTCCGGCAACGTCCACGCCTGCGAACGGCGACCAGATCATCACCACGGCTCCTGGATATGCGGGCACGTACACGCTCGGCAACGTTGAACCGGCTCCAAGCATGTCAGGAGCACCACATCACTGGACATGCGATATCGCAAAGGCAGGGGTATAATGGGCGACGACGAACCGAAATTCAGATATCAAGTTCAGTGTTCTGGACATGAAGAACTCCGTGATATCGCAATCACGACAAGGGCCGAAATGCGGATATTATCAGGGCAGATGTCCCAAATTGCAACGGCCATTGAGGAATTGAAAGCGGAACAAAACCAGCGGATTGGTGCGAACCGGTCATCATCCAGAACTGCCGCAATCATTGCAGGGGCGATCAGCAGTGCCGGAGTACTTGCAGGGATTTTCATATCCTTATGGAGAGGATCCTGATGGCCGGGTTCTCCTCCGATTTCTCGTGTCTCAGCCAAATAAGCCGGGATATCCAGAAGATCGGCGCCAACATGAAGAAAAGCGAAGCGGCCGTTGCAAAACTCATGGGGAATGAGTACAAAAACGACGTGCAGGCAATTATCCAGTACAAAACTGGCACGCTTCGGCGCTCCGTCCATGTCGAAATGGACGAAGAAGACGGGCACCCGGTTGCTCTTGTTGGGACCGATGCCCCATATGCTCGCAGGCTTGAATATGGTTTTGTTGATGTTGATTCACTCGGACGGCATTACAACCAATCCCCGGCCCCACGTTGGCGTCCAGCATTCGACCACAATCTCGCAAAGTACGAGCGGATGGCAAAAGGCGTGTTCAGCCGCGAAGGGTGGGATCGGGACGTTGCAACCGAGCAGTACTACCGGACCGAGTTATCAGGGAGGATCTGATGCCCGATCCGGTCCTGGCATTGCAAACCCGGATTAAGGGCCTGACTCAGATTACCACTCTGGTAGGTACCCGCGTGTACCGGATTGGATCGGTGCCCCCCACCCCGACGCTCCCGTATCTCCTGTTGCCCGGGGCCATTTCAGATATCGGGGATGCCTGCACATCATCAAGCGATAACGGGCATGCGCGGGTTCAGGTATCGGTATTCGCCAGCTCCGATGTGACGGCAGAAGCTATCTCGCAGGCGCTGAAGAAATGGGTGCCATGTGGTTTGACGATCCTCCCTGCGGGCACCGAGTACCTACGGGTAACCAGTATCGAAGACGCCGGGGCCAGCCCGGACGTATACGCCGGGGCTCCGATCATCTATATGAGATATCGGGACTTCAGGATCGCTTATGCTTATTGAGGAAATTAACGAGGTAAGAACACTATGACAATGCAGAAATCAATCGAACAGAAGGTTTCCGTGATCCGGAATACCACTCTGATTGGGGAACTCGTGGACGTTACGCTCCCGGTTCCCGACGTAGCGGAAGTTGACGCCACCAGTTTTGACAGTCCCGGGATGGTCGAGCAAGTGATCGCCGGCTGGATCAAACAGGGACAGGCAAAGTTCACACTGAACTATCTGCCGATCACGTCACACGATGCCCTGATCAACAACGTGTATGATCGTGCAACCGATCTCTGGACGTTCGTACTTCCGACATCGGGCCGCTCGTATTCATTCTCAGGGTTCCTGAAGAATGTCGATGAAAAGATCCCTCTGAAAGACGGCCACCAGCTCACCGTTACGGTCTCCCCGCAGACGCAAAAGACCCAGTTGACCACAGTATCCGCCGGGCTTACCACGACGTTCATATCGTTCACAAATCAGGCAGATGAGGCGATCACGGCATTCACCCCGACACCGGCAGCCGCCGCAACTACGGAATACTTCGTAACCAGTTTCACCGATGATACCGGCATCAAGATCATACCGGTGTTCAACGCTGGCACCTGTTACGTCAACGGGACTTCCGTTGCGACGGGTGTCGCATCCGCCGCGATCACCATCGGCACGACAGTAGGCAGTATCACCAATATCCCGGTCGTGGTCTGGGAATCCGCGAAGTCTCCGAAAGTGTACTGGGTCCGGGTCACACACGGCACCGTAGCCAGCCCCACGTAAGGAGGTTGTACTGAGTGACAGACGAAGGATTACCGATTGAGATTGACGGCCACACCTATATTTTCCGGCTGGAGGACCGGGACGTAAGGGAGATCGAGCGGTCACTGTCGCTCTTTGTGGCGTTCCACCCGCAGAACATGACGTATGAGAATGCCGCCCGGTTCCTCCAGCACGGGCTCCGGAAGAGAGCGAAGGATGGCGACAGACTGGTCTACATCTTCCCGCAGGACGAGACGGGGTTTGATCCGGCATTCGGGTATGTCAAAAAGTTCTGCCGGCAGTTCACGGGATCGGCCGGGATCTTCGTATTCTATGGCTACATCGATAAGGCGCTTATCACTCTTGAATGGAGGGCAGATCCAAAAGCGAAGAAGTCGGAAGATAATCAGCCTGCCAAAGACAAGCAGGACGAGCGTGATCCCCCAAAAAACTCAGTGAAGCCTACGAGCGGAATAACGAAGAAGTCGCGTACGGGCTCTGCGGATTAACCCCGAAGCAGTTTCGGCGGATGACCCCGGCGGAGTTCTTCGCGGTGGCCCGGGGCTGCAATGCCGAGGCAAAACGGATCCGGGATCAGGAAGATGCCATGAACGCCCAACTGATCGCCCATGTGCGGGCGTGTGCAGGAGATGAGAATGCGAATCCGGAGAAGTATATGATCTTCATGGAACGGAAACCAAAGGAAGCGAAAACCGAGGCTGAACTGGAGCGGAAACTGATGCTGGTAGGTGGTCCTGTTGGCTGACGACGGTTTACAGGTTTACTTTGCCAAGTTCGGGCTTGACGCATCCGAGTTTCTGGGTGGATTGGAAAAATCTTCCGGGGGGATTGTCCAATTTTACCGCGACGTATCGGTAAGCCTCGGCGCCACGATGTTTATTTTTGATAAGATGATGGCGTACAGTCAACGGTTTATCGCTCTTGCAAATGCCGCGATGGAGGTCCAGAGTGCGATAGATAAACTCACCGTAACAACCGGGATGAGCACCACTGAATTATATCGGTGGTCGAACGTTGCCCGATACGCTGATTCCGATATTAACTCCCTCGCGTTTATGATCCGGAAACTGACCGTAAGCATAAAAGATACTGGCACTGCCGGAGACGAGGCCCGCGCAATGCTCGACGGGATGCATGTCAGCCTTAAAAATGCTGATGGCAGCGCCCGGTCGATGAACGATGTGTTTCCGGATGTGATTGGGGGACTGAAAGGAATCGAAGACGCTGGCACCCGTAACACGGCAGCCATGACGCTGTTTGGCCGATCGTTCCAGGAACTTTCCGGATATATGCTGATGTCAAAGTCAGAAATGCAAGGGTATTTCGACGAAGGATTTGCCCCGACATCAGAACAACAGCAGAAACTCCGTGATTACGAGCAAGCGCTCAAAGATCTCAATACAACTACCGGGAAGGTGGCTACAGAGGGCGGGATTGCATTGTCAGGGTCACTTAGGGAATGGACCGACTTGATGAACAGTGCGTTTACCGACGATTCCCCGATTCTCTCATTCTTTGAGATGCTCGACGGGTTCCTCACGCTTGCAGCCAGGGGGCTTCACATCATGTCTGCGGAAGCTACCGCAGCGTACAAAGGCATGTTCCTGGATTTTGCGGGACAGAAGGCCACACTCGACGAACTGGGCGATTGGGTTCAGAAAAAAACCCGCGATGATAAGCTACGGGCGGCTGGATTTAGGACTGACGGGAATGGGAACGCCATTGCCGAAGAGGAAAAGGCTGGTGTGTCCGATTTCGTACTTCCATCTGATACCAAGTCGACAAAAGAGAATCTCCTTACCACCACTGAGATTTTAGCGAAACAAAATCAACTTGCCATCAAAACTCTTGACGTAAAATCCGCCACGAAAGAATATACCGATCTCCTCAAGACCGGCGATAGAACTCAATCAGATTTCAACGACAAACTGGAACGGTCCCGACTGAGGATGGAGGGATTAAAACTAGAGGCGGCGGATCTAGCCACAGAACTTCAGAAGGCGGGGGCGGCAGTAACCGCAGCATCCGGGGGAACGACCTACAACCAGCAGTTCGCCAGTTCCTTGCAGACCGGCGGTGTCGGTCCGGATTACGCCGGATTTTCCGATCTGGCGAGCATGAGTCAATCGGAACTTGAAGGAATAGCAGCGGGGGGTCTTGGTAAGTCAAAGGCGATGGCTGATAAGGCCCGACAGTACTTATCGATGATGTCGGGCGCCAATGGCAGTGCTACCGAATCGGGCACTGCCGGGAAAAAAGACCTCACACCCGGCTCTCCCGACCAGACCAAATCGATAGAGACCGAGTATGATATTCAAATCAAGGCGCTAGAGACTCTGACCAACAAGACTGCCGCCGAATACCAGAAACAGACCGACGCTTTCCGTAAGCACTTGGACGCGATGGCTGAGTACCGGGCACAACAGTATCCAGCGCTTGAATCCCAGGATTTTACACATTGGGTTACAAGCGAAGAGATCGCAAAAGTTGCCGTGCAGAAACAGTTGGATTTTATGGCGGCGGCAGTGAATTTCGGTGGTATGAATCCGATCATCCAGAATTACATCGTGATGAGTGCGAAAGGACCGGATTGGACGCCCCCAACATTTTCAGGGATCGTCTCGCCAAAACTCGAAAGTGCCGATTTCACACAGGTCGGATCCGCTGTCCAAGGGATAGTTGCCAAGGGTCTGGGGGAAGGGACCAGTGCCGGTATGAAAATCGAATATAACCAGACCGTATATGCTACAGAAGATACCGCATCTACGAAAGTGCAGAACGCTACAATTAAGGGGATCAGTCGGGCGGCGGCTGGTATCACTGGGTTGGGGGGCCAAATGATATGATCATCACGTGGTACAGCCCGTCCGGGGTCGAAATCGTGTTCTCAGGCACCTCTGAGACATACACGCTCCTTCGTTCCGTCAGCGGCCTTGGCAATCCCCCGGTAACACACATTATCCGCCAATCCCCATATCAGGACGGATCGAAACGGATAGATTCCCGGTATGAACCGCGTGAAATATCGTTCGATATAATGGTTAAGGGCCCCACCCGCGAAGACCTGGAGTACGCAAAACAGATCCTCACAACGTCACTGAACGCACTTCCCGGGGCCGGATCACTGGTCATCACGATGGAGGATGGTAGCGAGTACGTGTGTTATTGTATCGGAAACAACACGCCCGAATATTCCCCGACTATCCATGGAGACAAGTACCAGCGGGCAACCATTGATCTTATCGCGCACGACCCGTTCCTGTACGCGTATCCAAACACCATGGTCTATTTCGGGGCGGGCACCCCGGTAATATTCCCGTATGTTCTTCCATGGATGTTCCCTTCATCTACCCCGTCGCAGACCTGCACAAATGCAGGGAATGTATCTTCTGGAGTAACGATCGTTGTTTCCGGCGCCATTACCAACCCATCAATCAGCCGGACATACACACTTTCAGACGGGGCTGTGGTAACGGAGACAATTGCGTTCACGCTCGTAATGACTGCCGGGGAAGTGCTGACAATCACAACCGGGCCAGGAAATAAGACGATCACTCTTCTGCATGACGACGATACGTACGATACCAACCCATGGCAATATCTCGATGCCGGATATGTGTTTTGGCAGATGGTGCCTGGTGAAAATGTCGTAACGGTATCCAGTTCGGCGATTGCAGAAAGCACCGTCACCAGCGTTGAATATAGCAGCAAATATTCGGGGATCTGATTATGGCCGGTGTACCGCTCCTTCCAAAAGATTCCGGGGTGCTTGGGAAAGGCGTGCTTGGAGACATGATCCTGGGGGCAGATTACACCCCAATATCTGACCTGACAACGCCTTATCCGGCTCACCCGGTTGTGCCGATCAATATCTACACCACAACGATGGTCCTTTGCGGGATGGTCGATGATTACGAATATTTCCGGCATATCGAGAACCTGTATGATTTTGATACGTTCGAGATCACCATCAACCGTGCGAAATCAAACGTTGCCCAACTTATCCCAGACCGATTCATATCATTCACATCCGACGGCCGGGAATTTTTCGGGATTATCGACGCTAAAAATGTTGAACTTGATGCGGAGGGGAAAGCGTCAAAAACGGTTAGGATCGAAGGCCGAGGGCTTGAATCGGCGTTTTCCCGCCCGTGCGTGTATGGGATCAGTACCGGTACCGGCACGAACGATACCGCAACTACCGTCATCCCCACATTGACGTTTACATTCGCGGCCTCAACCACAGTGACGGCATCGGCATCATGCCTTGCAACAGCAAAAGTAGGGCACTACATCTATAACTCAACGAACGACGACGCCACGAAAGCAACCGAGATTACAGCGATCTCCGTTGACGGCCTGACGATCACACTTGCCGCAGCATATGGAGGTACTACCGGGGCCGGGAAGGCTGCCACTCTGCTAGGTGAAGAGGGGGAAACAGCGCTCAGGCGATATGTGGATTCGGAATGTATATCGTCGGCTCATACGGCGTGTAACTTGACCGGCTTGGCACTGGCGATTGACGGGAAACGCGGCGGGATTGTCGTCCGTCAGGTCCGGCTTGATCTGCTGTCTGACATTCTGTTCGGCATCAGCAAAGAGGCAGAAGTGTTCTTCCGGCTTGTGCATGGGACCGGTCTGAATTTCACCTTCACGGTATATACCGGCACTGACGTTTCCGCATACGTTTCAATCACTCCAGATCTCGACAACGCAACGAACCTGAAATATTACGAATCGCTGCTTGATTCTAAAAATGCCCTGATTATGTGCGGGTCGGGTGATGGGGCTGCACGGCTATTCACGTACGTCCATTCCGGGACTACAGAACCAAGTTCGTGGGCTCGGAGATGTAAATCGGTCGACGCCCAGGATCTCACCACCGAAGCAGAACTTTCTGCGAAGGGGTATGAGTTACTTGCAACACTTGGGGAATCGCTCACGCTTGAAGTCGAGTATGTGCCAAACCCGCCATTCGTGCTCGGCACACATTTCGACTGCGGGGATATTATCCGGGTAATTTTCCCCGAAGAAGTCACGAAAGACGCCCGAATCACATCAGTTACCCGTGAATGGGATGTTGATTCGGGGAAGATTGTCATGCTAGGGATCGGGAAGGAAGCCCCCGACCTGAAAAGCATCATGAAACTGCAAAGAATGACGAACACCGCACCTAACAGGAAATAGAACTGGAGGACAGATAAAATGACAGAATATGTGTATTATGTCGACGGTGTTAACCACACCGAGGAAACTGAGAGCAAAGTACATAAGATAATGATGCACCGCGATGGGTACATGAGAGGTGTAGACTCGGAACTTGCCGTGATCCAGAACACCCCGGCAGCCATGAACGTGGTGGCTGGTTCCGGAGAGGCGTGGCTAAATGGGATCCTCTACGAGAACACTGCCGCAAAAACCGTGACGATTGAAGCGGCAGATGCCACATATAACCGGATCGATACGGTGGTGGTTCAACTCACATGGGCCACCGACGAGTGTATAACGACGGTCCATAAAGGCACGGCTGCCGCGTCACCGTCTGCACCGGCACTGACGCAAACAACGGCGGTCTGGGAGTTCCCGCTGGCTGATATCCTTGTTGCAGCCGGGGCAACATCGATCCTCACTGCCGACATCACGGATCGGCGGGTTGACTTGTACGGCACCACGATCCAATACGTAATCGACGGGGGAGGTGCGGTGATATCGGCTGCATCGAAAGGGTATATCCAGATCCCGTTTGGCTGCACGCTTGTTGGGTGGGCGATACTTGCAGCACCGTCCGGATCTATCGTTATCGACGTGAAAAAATGCACGTATGCCGGGTTTCCTACGACGGCGTCTGTTACCGCCGCCGCAAAACCGACCCTGACCACTGCTCAGAAAGGTGCAAGCACGACTCTCACTGGATGGACGACGGCAATATCGCAGGATGATATACTTGAATATGTGGTTGATTCCTGCACGACGATCACGCGGGCAACGTTGATCCTAATCGTTACGAGGTGAGAGATATGGTTGCGTGGGTTTGTCCAGCCGGGGTCCTATATTTGGATCTCGTCCTTCAGGGTGCAGGTGGTGGCGGTGGCGGGGGCGGCACATCGTCTATGGGGGGTGGCGGGGGGCAGGCTGGAGGTACGGTAACGGTACTGAAAGTCCCTGTCATCCCTGGCACATCATATAACCTTGTTTATGGAGCGGCAGGGGTTGGGGGGGGTGTCGGACTTATCAATGGAGGAGATGGAGGTGCCTCATCGGCGTTCGGGTATTCTGCACCCGGAGGAGCTGGTGGTACTAGAGTTGGGTATTCAGGCACTGCCGGTCAGAATGGGTTTGGCACCGGCGGGGGCACCGGCGGAACGTATGGTGACGACGGAGGTCCGGGTGGTGCGGGGGCAAACGCAACCACCGGTACGCCCGGTGCAGGTGGTGGCGGTGGCGGGGGTGCGGCAGACGGAACGCCCGGCATTGGTGGCAACGGTGGTGCCGGGAATATTTATATTACGTATGTGTTACCGGTACCAACACTTGGGGTGGATCCCACAGCCGGATCTGCGCCGCTGGATGTCACATTCACCGGATCGGCTACTGGTAGTCCCACGGCTTACGATTGGGATTTCGGGGACGGGTCGGCCCATGTGTATACACAGAACACATCTCATACCTATGCGACGCCGGGACAACGAACATCCGCGCTCAAAGTTTCTAACGCATACGGATTTGCAATGGCATACCAAGTTATCACCGTGTACTGGCTGGCGTCGGCCCAAGGATATATTATCACTGCTGACGATCTCAGGAGGCCGTGATTATGGCATGGTACGATTCGTTATCAGCAATTATCAATCTTGTGAGCATGAAACCGACGCCCCCTCAATGGTATGCAGCATGGCAGGCGATAATCGATAAGATCGAGCTGATGTGCCTCGACCTTGTCGAGGTGTCAACCACTCATAGGGGTCTCGTGCCGAAACTTGATGGCAACGCAACCCATTTTCTGCGCTCTGACGGGACACAAGCGGTCCCCGCAGGTACTGGTATCGGATTGGGTGGTGCATCCGGGGCAGTTGACGGAGCGATCCTACTCGCAGATGGGGAAAACACGGACACGATCAAAGGATCTGGGATCACGATTGAGACGTCACTTACAGACGACGACACGAAATCTCCAACGAGTGGAGCGGTATATTCAGCCGTTGCAGCCGTGGCTACTGAAACAATACCGGTTACGCGAGGTGGCACGGGCTTAACAACCATCACTGCCGGCG